GAAGAAGGAATCAGACGTGCCCTCTCAGGGTAATTGACTGCTTTGATAGAACTGATATAATGGTTGTATAGGGAGTAAGCATGTCTGAAATAGAAAAGAAGAATTTAACTGAAGCTGATATCTTAAGGCGTTATGATGATCAGCAAGAAGTCGTATTGCTATATGTCAAGGGTCATACAGTGCTTGAGATTGTACGGCTGCTTGGTATGAAAAGAACTTGTGTTGAAGAACATTTAAAAGACTTTAGAGATTACGCTGCTCAAGATAAAGTAATTAGGACTAGAGCCAAAGATATTGTACTGAGTGTAGACACCCATTACAGCGACATCATAAAAGCACTCTACAGAAATATTGAAGCTGCTGAATTTAAAGATGATCCGAAGGCGGCAATGGCCGGATTAAAGATGGTCGCCGACGCTGAAGCTAAAAGAGTAGACTTATTGGCTAAAGCAGGTATGTTGGCTGATAATACCATTGGTGATCAGATAGCTGATATGGAGCGGAAACAGACTGTTCTTGTCGATATTCTGCGAGAGATTTCAAGAAAATATCCTAACATTGGTAAAGAAATCCAAGGACGACTTTCTGAAGTTACTGGTAAACTGGAAGGAGTCGTTGTTGGTTGAGAATAGACTTTTCAGAATATCTGGGGGCGCTGGATGAAGACGAATTTGAAGAAATGCCAGTGGATGTGGAAACTTTTGTTTATTCTAAAGATTATTTAGGGTTTCCAAAATTATCAGAGTATCAGCTTGAGATTGTTAAAATAGGCTCGCAAATCTACAAGGAACACACGCTGAAGCGCCTGCATGGTGAGCGTGAGGGTGCCAAGCTATGGCGTCAGAACAAGAAGGAGCTTATTATGGCTCTTGGCAAGGGTTCTGGTAAGGACGCCTTGTCTACGATTATCTGTGCGTACGTGGTGTATCAACTGTTGTGCCTCAAAGACCCTGCTGAGTACTATGGTAAGCCCTCTGGTGACGCCATAGACATTATTAACGTAGCCATCAACGCTGATCAGGCAGCCAATGTATTTTTTAAGGGCTTTAAGACAAGAGTCCAAAAATGTCCATGGTTTGCTGGTAAATTTAGAGCATTGCAGAAGTCTATAGTTTTCAAGAAAGAAATTACTGTATACTCAGGTAATTCAGAGGGTGAGGCAACAGAAGGATACAATATTATTCTTGCTGTACTTGATGAGATTGATGGTTTTGATGAGGGGTCAAAAGAAGAAGGGCACCCTTCTGCCAACGCCATGTATGACACTCTAAGCGCTACAGTATCATCTCGTTTTGATGATGTTGGCAAGGTATTGCTTCTGAGCTTTCCTAGATCCAAAGATGGATTCATTATGACAAAATATAATGATGCCATAGCAGAAAAAGAAGAAATTAATTATGAATACACCTTCAAATTAGATGAAGATCTAGATGATGGTATAGAAGAAAATGAGTTTAATATAGAGTGGGTAGAAGATGATATAATCTCCTACAAATTTCCAGAAGTATGGGCTATGCGTAGACCAACCTGGAAGGTTAATCCAACCAAGACAATCAACTCATTTAAGCGTGACTTTTATAAAAATCCAGACGATGCTCTTGGTCGCTTTGCCTGCAACCCAAGTGATTCTACTGATGGTGGATGGTTTAGAGCAAAGGAAAAGATTGATGCTGCATTCAGTGGGAAAAATGCATTGTCTGATGTCACTGGAGATGTGCAATTTACTGGGCAAGTAGATTTGACCAAAGAATATTATATTCATATTGACTTAGCGCGCGTACAGGACAATTGTGCTATTGCGATGGCTCATGTTGAATCATGGCAGAAGACTGTTTTCGACGCGGAGGGAGAAATGTCTCCCAATGTAGTAGTAGACTTAGTAAGATATTGGAAACCAGACAGAAATAGACCTGTAGATTTTTCTGATGTTAGAGACTTTGTCATCTCCATCAAGAGATACGGATACAATATTAAATTGGTGACCTTTGACCGTTGGAATTCAGATCAAACGATTAAACATTTGAATGATTCTGATATCAAAGCTGAAAAGCTTTCAGTTGGTAGAGATCACTATACAGACTTAGCAACTTTAATGGGTGAACATAGAATAAAGGGTCCTAATGTGGATCTGCTGAGAAGTGAACTTAAGAAGCTGGTAGTTCTTCCTAATGGTAATGTAGATCACACCAATAAAAGCAGCAAGGACTTATCAGACGCTGTTTGTGGTGCTGCGTACAACGCAGCGGTACACACGCCTAGACAAACGACCATCGATGTGGTAACCTATGCGGACATGATGAAGGCAAGACGAGAAGAAAATCAATTTAAACAAGAAAAAATCGAGAAAAATAATATAATTAGGGCACCAAAGCAAAACATGCCTCAAGAAATTGAGGCGTTTTTGGCGGGACTGAGAGTACTCTAATCTTGACTGCTCTGTGATCCTAGTATATTATGGTTCGCAGAAGAGGAAGACTGGGTAATGGTAGAAGAGTTGAAGGAGAAACCTAAGGCAAATAAAGCGACCAGGTCACAAATCGTTGATGCTTTGACAGTGAGAGATGGTTATTTTTGTTATATATGTGAAAAACCATTTAAGATTAGAAAAGAAGTAACGATTGATCACTGGTGGCCGTTATCGGCAGGTGGAACCTGGGCTTTAGAAAATCTAAGGTTGGCATGTCAGCCATGCAATAGCTTAAAAGGCGATGCACTTCCCAATGCAGATGGAAGTGTCAATTTTGTCAATAGAAGAATTAAACCAATAAGATTGCCAAGACCAGAATTTTGCGATCATTGTGTTTCAGGAAGAATTCTTTTGATTGGTGAGAAATGTGAAGTATGTGGCTCTGGGCCACAACCTACAACCTTCCCTACTGCATACAAAACTAAATCAAAAAACTGTGATCATGACTTATATCACTGCTTTAAATGCATCATTGGTTTAGTGGCTAGGAAATCAAAATGAACATAACATATATGAAATGGCGTTATGTTGAAGATTATGACTTCTATGACGTTATTCTGGAATTGGAAGGTTATGCCAAGAAGAGAGTTTATATAAATAGCCATAGACTTGAGGGACTTGACATGGATCTACCCAATGCTGTAGCCTTCCTACTCAGAGCAAGACTTGAGTGTCAACCTATAAAGGGTGTGGAAAAGACAGTTGACAGAAACAGAGGCTCGCGCTAAACTATGTGAGGCGACGCAGCAGGTAGATTTTATCAATCTAGCCAGGGTGATCTCATCATTAGGCGAATATGCCTATGACTGGAATAAATATGATGGTAGCAAATTAAAGCCTAATTTTGAACAAGCCTGGAGAGATAGAAAATGGTTTGCCGATAATGCAAGTCTAATAGTAGAGGCATTAGAGGTCTTAAAAGAAAGTGGCAAAAAATAAGCATTGTGCAAGGTCTTCTTGTGATACAAGAAAATTGAGAAGAGCTGCCAAGGCTGATAAAGTTGAGAAAGATGCAAATAAAAATATAGCCATAGAATATCTAGGCTATATTTGTTTTTGTGGAGCAAAGTGGCGGCAAAAGATTGATTATAGATCAGGACATCGAACAATAACCTGGATCAAGACAGAATAGCGCTTGACAGATCAGGATCTATGCAGTACAGTTGCTGTTATAGCAAGAGTCATCAAAAGATGACTTAGCCCCTATAGCTCACCGGTTAGAGCAGCTATCTTATACATAGCAGAAGACAGTTCAACTCTGTCTGGGGGTACGTGTTAATTAGAGTAGGATGGATTGATAGGAAGGGTAGAAAGAATTTTTCTACTTATGACACATCCACACCTGCCCAAACTCATAAAATAGTTTTTAAAGAAAAAACAGAAAAAATGTAGTGTCAATACAAGTTGGAAGCAATTATGTCTATGGAGGGCCAAATGCGTAAATTTACTGCGGCTGTAATGATTGGTATTATGGCTGTATCGCTCACAGCTTGTGGCAAGGAAGTAGATCTAAAGAAAGTGAATGCAACCAAGGTTGCAGGAACAGAAGATCTATGGTGGTTCTGCGATGGAACCACACTAATTTATATCGAAAAGTGGCAGGGTGATGACGAGTATGTTGCCTTTTTCTCTTGGGGTTGTGACGATAAAGGTAAGCCTACCAAGGAACTGCCTGGCACTCCAGGTGACCATAATGGCGGAGACACCGGAAACGGCGACAAGTAATCAAGTAATTTGGAGGCTCTAATGCTTATTTTAATGGAACCAGAAGAGTTTGATGCTCTAGTGGAAGCATTGGAGCGTACACCAAAGGATATGCCGAAGCTTCGTAAGCTTTTGGAAACGGATTCCCCTTTTGCTGAGGAGGGCGAATGTCCTATGCAGTGATGTTCAGAACAGCAACTGGGTTCAATGTTTTGCTCAAGCAAATGTACAGAACGATTGATGAAGCTGAAGAGGATGTGCTAGACTCTCATCCGTGGGTAGCAGAAGATCAGTGGCAGAGGTGCCCTGATGCAAGCATTTTCAACTTTACTGATGGAAGCTGTTTCATTATCTACCGAGAATGATAGCTTGACAGTATCAAACACAGATGCTAGGATATGCAAGCAGGGTTAAGAACCTGGGAGGAGCAAATAAGCTCCAACTATGGATCACTACTCTAGCAACAGGAAAGCAAAGCCAGCCTCACGGTTGTGAAAGCTTTCTTAATCCGGTATGGTGTAATTGGCAACACGTTTGGTTGTTACCCAAATATTCTCAGTTCGAGTCTGGGTACCAGAGCTTTAATCTCCTATAGTTTAACGGCAAAACTTCGCACTGTTAATGCGATAATCTAGGTTCGATTCCTGGTAGGGGAGCTTACGTTAAAATAGTATTTCATATGTGACGGTAAAGAATTACGTGGATCAGATAAAAACAGCTTAAGTGATATAATGTCTAAATCAAGAGCAGAAGAATCCTAAGGAGACATATGCAAGAGCATGGTACAGGTACGTTTGGTGTGTTGGTAACATGGACAAGCGGGCGACAGACAAAGCTATGGTCACCTACCAACGATGAACGTGAAAGGGACTTTCATACACATGGAAAAATGCCTGATGTCAAAGCTGTAACTAGAGTGAAACGATAAGATACAGAAGTAAGAACTAGATTCCAGCCATCTGTAGCGAAAGCCATCACATGACTGGAGCTTATCCTCATCGTATAATGGCAGTATTTTTGTTTCTCAGACAAAAGGACGTGGGTTCAATTCCCCGTGAGGATACATGGCTAAAAATAAATGTGCTGATTGTGGTGCTAAAAGCGAACTAACAGGTAAGACTGTGAAGCATGAAAGACTTCCTGTAAAGATCATAATGGTCTGTGAGAAATGTATTAATAAAAAGCCTAAGAAGGGTTAGCCATACATAAAAATTCTCATAAGAAAAAGCTTAAATGGAACTGCGTTGATTGCCATCGTAATACACAACATGAACACTATTTCGTAAAGAACGAAGTGTGGTTTACGATGGCAAAAATGCCGGAGGCAGGAATGCTTTGCGTGCAATGTCTTGAGGGTCGTATTGGTAGAGAGCTTCAACCTTCTGATTTTACAAATGCTCATATCAACGACCCTCGCAAAAACATGATGTCCGATCTATTGCGATCAAGAATTTTAGGACTGCTTCATGTATGATCTTCCAAAACCAATAAAAGTGACCGCAACAAGAACGCCTCCAAAATTTCAATACTTGGTATCACAAACAACAGGAATACATCCGTATTTTACTCAATTCTATTCTAGAAGACTAAGGGGATCCTGGATGAACTTCAATTGGCATGAGCTTAATCATGATGAATTTCTTAGCTGGATGACGATTACGCTTGTTACTCAAGCCAGAAAAGATGACATGCTTGACAAGCTGAATATTCTTACTAAGAAATGGACAGATGTAAATCTAACCATTCAAATTAATGGTCTCGAAGTTTCGGCCGAGAGCTTCGTTGAAGGAATTAAGTCCAATATGAGTTATTGGGCGGAACAAAAGGCAGAGGCTAAAGCCCATGAAGTCCTTGAGGGTGTTAGAGATAAAATGAATGAAGTTGAAGATCTTCTTGACGATGTTGCAAGCGAACTACGTCGTCGAGTTGATACAATGCTTAAGAGTTAAGGCCGAAAGGCCCCTGGCCCATTAGTTTAGTGGTAAAATCTGTGACTTTCAATCACAAGAGGTCGGATCGTAACCGATATGGGCTACTTACATAAGGAGAAAATAATGGCAACTGAATTTAAATGAAAAAGAACTCCTTAAAAGATTTAAAAAAGACCCAAGGGTTTCGGACCTGTAGCATAGTGGCCTAATGCACTTGATTGTCGATCAAGATATCGAGGGTTCAAATCCCTTCAGGTTCGCTTTTATGAAAGGAACAAAAATGACACGTGAAAAATTGCCTAATAATTATTATTTCTTTGCAGCTGTTCACTATAAGGATGGCAGGGTTCAGACCTGGAGATTTTCTACTAGAACTTTAAGGAGAAGTGCGATTGTGGCATTCAATAGAGATGATAATGTTAAGAAAGTAATTGAATCAGAAGGTCTTGGATGAACAAGGTTGATAGATTTGAAGGCATTCTAGATGATGTAGAAAAACTGCGTTTAGCGCCATAGCAACGAAATATAATTGGCTATGATATAATGTATCCATGTCAGAAGCAGAAGACAAATACAGTAGGTTCTTCCGAGAGCACAATATTGACATTGAAGCCATTGAAGAAGCCGCTTTTAGCGGTGGTGGTGGAGTAACCCTAGCAGGAGAATCAGATTTACCAGGTACGATATCAGGGTCCAATCAGGTTGGTGTAGCTACAAAGGCTGCCCGATCAGATCACACACACAATGGCCCAACTACTGGACAATTAGATGCTCTAGATGCCAGATTAGATGCTCTTGAAGTAGGACCAATTAATTTAACAGATGGTGCAACCATCAATACAGACGCATCTCTTGGAAGTCATTTTAGAGTAACTCTTGGAGGAAATAGAACTCTTGCCAATCCAACAAATGCTGATGATGGTCAAAGAATTCTATTTGAAATTACGCAAGACGGAACGGGCTCTCGTACCCTGACACTTGGAAACAAGTTTTCATTTGGTGCTGATATCACCGAACTTACCCTTTCAACAACAGCGGGCAAAAAGGACTTCGTTGGTGTACAGTATAATTCATCAGCAGATAAGTTCTATGTCATAGCTGTAGCCAAGGGGTACTAATGGCCAACAAACGTAATGAAACAAAGTTCAATCATTTAAAGCCAGCAGGACCCACAAAAAGTATTACTATACCCTCTACAGTAGCGGGGTCTAAACTTATTGTGTTCGTCGCTGGTGGAGCAATAGCAACATTTAGAATTACTGATGGAAGTGGAACTCAATTCACTAGGAGAAATCCTTATGGTGGTGGTGCAGAAGACGCATCATGGCATGAATTTGTTTCTTTAGGTGGTGAGACTGTAGTTCATATGACATTAAATGGAGCAGAGAATGTTTCAGGTGTTATTTATGAAATAACTGACTTAGGTGCATATATTGGGGCTTCCAGCAATGAAACTGGAGATGTGCCGTCTGCCAGCAATAATCTTCAATCAAGACCAACATCATCAGTAACTGTTTCAGGAAAAGCAGTATTATTTGGTGGATTTACTATGCCATCTACAACTTCTACAACATCAACTATAAGATGGAGACAGTTCGGCCCGGCCGGAAATTTAGCGACTTTCGATGCCAATCAACCAGGACAAGATACTCAATTTATTTGGGCAGCAGGTTATGCGGATATTGACCAAAATCATAGCTATCCAGAAAATTTGCCATCTGGACAATATAGAGCGACATCTCAGTTTATTGCAGCAGCAGGTGATTCTGCTTTCGCTGCACAAGTAGCTTATGCTAATTCAGGTGCAGATATAAATACTTTTTCCAATGCTATTGTTAAAGAAAATAGCATGCCTGGCGCACATAGATCAAACTGGTTCTTGGGATCAAATGGAACAAATGCGACAATAGCGGGATACACAGATAAGACGTCCTATTCCCCTGGTGATACTGTAAGCTTTAAGGTAGACTCAAGCAACAACCCTTTTAGAGTTGAAATCTATAGACTTGGCTTTTATGGTAATGAGCAACTTGGAGCAAGGAATGTGCTTGGAGTCAATACTCATATTACTGGTGCACCAGAAGTACAGCCATCACCATCTGTTGATGGAACATTAGGAAGCACTTCATGTGCATGGGAAACAACGGCAACATGGACAATTCCAAATGACACGCCACCCGGCCTATACTATATTCTTTTCAGACGTACCGATGAGACTGCAAATGTTGCAAGCTGCCATTTGACTGTAAAAACAGATCCTACAGATAAAGCTGTTATGATCACCCCTGACAATACATATCAGGCTTATAATATGTGGGGGGCTACTAACAATAATGGTAGTCGTGATGCAGGAACTTGGACAGGAAGAAATCTTTATCAAGCAGGAGCAGATGCAGGTATCCCGAATTTCGCCCATAGATCTTATGCAACAAGTTTTGATAGGCCATATGGAACACAGAGCACAAGAGTGAACACTTACCTATTTGATTCTGAATTTGGAATGTTGGTCTTTGCCGAAGCCCAAGGCTTCGACTTGACTTACGCCTCCGATATTGATCTAGAGAAAGATTCAAATTACCTGGATGATGCCAAGTTGGTAATGACTAATGGTCATACTGAATATTGGACCACAAATATGTGGGATTGTTATCAAAATGCCAGAGACAATGGTGTTAATTTGATGTTTAATGCATCAAATGTTGCTTTGTGGAGGGTTAGATTTGATGTTGGTGATATCAACAAGAGAACCATGATTTGTTATAAGGACTCTGCAACCGTTGATATCTCCGCCGGGTTTACAGGAAGTGGCCTTGATCCTGTAAGTTATACAGGTACTTGGAGAGATTCAAGAACGTCAAGTCCTAACAATTCAGATAGAAGACCAGAGGATTCTTTAACTGGTCAACTGTTTAAAGTTAGTGCTCCATTGAATGGAACTTTAGATGTACCTTTTGCATCTCAAGATTTACCTATTTGGAGAAACTCAACATCTATACAGGCATTAACTACTGGACAAACATATACAACTTCCGCCGGGGTAGTAGGAGATGAGTTAGACTTTGTTGATGATACATCCCTGACTAAACCCGATAATTTAGTAAAACTAAGTCCAAGCACAAGAACTTTTAATGATCAAGCATCAAATGCTAATGGTACTATATATACCGAGGATGCCACTAATATTGTTATAGGCTTTAGTTTGTATCGAGCGGATTCGGGTGCCTTAGTATTTAATACTGGTTCTTGGAGAGGTTGGTTAACTGTATCAAGATGGCAAAAGGGTGATTATGAATCAGGAGGAACAATTGATCCAAACTGGCAGAACGCGTTCCTTGCCATCATGCATGACCTTGGTGTAGTCTTAGAGACGCCAACAACAGTAAGGCCAGCTGATACTCAACTGATAGATCCAGTTACAGGAGCACCTGGCCCAACAAGAGATGATATTGCTGTTGCATATGGCCTAGAAGTTCCTGTAGAATCAGGTAACACAGGCAATTTCATAGGTTTCTTTTTCTAAAAATTTAGCACCGCAAGGTGCATGGAGAGTTGCATGAGTGGCCGAAATGGAGTAACTGCTAATTACTTGATCCCAGAAATGGGGTCCGGGGGTTCGAATCCCCCACTCTCCGCGTGTTAGTTCGTATATTAAACTCCTAGTGGTAGGAAATATACCGTAAGTCCAGCGATGCTTTATTTACCGGCATTTGAGTCCGGAGCTATGGGTATATCGAGTGGCTACGTAAGGAAGGTAGCGGGATGGTCCCAAACTGGATTTGAACTCCAGGCCAGGCTTAAAAACCCTGAGGTTTCGATTACTTTACCTTCTGCTTTAATAAGGGAGAAAACCATGAGAAAAATGGTTTATAGAATCATGACTGTTGATGGTGAATTTCCGTATCGTGCTCATGGCTCTAAGTATCGAGAAATTTTTCAGGATATAGAGTACGCAAAAAGATGCAGAAATGCCATCAAAAGATTTAATAAAGAAAAAGAATTAGTAATTGAGGAGTCTGAATTAAAATGGCAACCGTTTGGGTCCTGATTGTAGACAACTCCCCTGATCCCGAAGCTTTTGCAGATTTTCATGTTGCTTTTACTCATTATCGTGAGCATATTGAAGAGCGTACTGGAGAGTTGAATTGGGATGATGAAAACTTTGAATGGGATAATGATAATATTCAAGGATTAGTCATACTATCCTGTCACTGTTATGGTGAATTTATTGCTAGACTTAATGAGGTGAAGGTAAAATGAAATGTGAACTACCACTGAAAGAAACAGTACGAGGTGTGCCTACAAAACCTTGTAAATCCAAGGCTAGGTATCCAATCATCTTTCAAGGCAAGAAAATTCAGGTGTGTAAATTTCATAGACAAATGAACGGAAGAAGTTAATGTATGTATGGTTTATCTCAACCTTCGACGTTGTGGGGCTTATTGATACAAGCGAGCCTTTCTTTTCCGCTGAAAAAGCGATGAAGTACATCTGTTACAAGCATTTGGAATGGAAGCATATCGAGACACCAAAATTTGGCGGCGCCGTTCTTGAACATTGGCAGGCAGAATTCAATGGCAATCAGTATGTCTTAGATAAAGAGTATGTAATCGGAAGTGATGATGACGTTTGTATGGAGAATCATCTACAGGAACATTAACCAGCAAGATTGGAAATCTAATGGCAGACTGTATCATTCCAAAGGTACCACAGCTGGTGTTTTAAAACGAAGCAATAGTGTTATATGGGATGATAAAGAAAAGGTATGGCATACACTTGATGGCCAGTTAGTATTTCGAATTCAAAGCTCGGAACTGCGATGGGAAGATTGTGAGTCAAAGTAAAACTAAAAGCAGATCAGAAAAGCTGCAAGATGTAGTAAAAGTAGCAGAAGGAAATAAGAATGCTGCAATTATTGCAGCAACACAACCATTGGGTGTTTGTTCCATTATTGCAGCATTTCTGTTGATTATCGCCATTGCACCACCCGCTGCCATAGTGCTACTATTATTAGCATGAATTATGAATTACAAGATGGGGGTCAAAGACAGACTTTCAATTCAGGTGCAATGAGAGAACCTGAAGATGGCAAGCTACGCTATGATTTGATCCCTCCTGGTCCCCTAGCACGTCTAGCGCTTAATATGACCAAAGGGGCAGAGAAGTACGGCCCTCATAATTGGAATAAGGGTATGCCCTCATCTAGGATGCTCTCAGCGGCAATGAGACACCTTGAGTTAGCACGAGCTGGGGACAAGAGTGAAGATCATTGGGCAGCGTTAGTTTTTAATATATTCGGTATAATGCATTTCGAAGGTACAGAATGGGATGATCTATACGAATGGTATACGAATGGTAGTTGACATCCCCCTGATGATTTGCTAGACTCTATACACAACAAGGAAGCTTTGTTGTGTAATGCCCTTAAAGCATTAAAGTGATGCACCAATCTTGTAAATTGGAGAAGAGCGGGCGGTACGTTCTAGGGGCTCAAATTGCATTCAAACACTTGCTATGTATAAATATAAAATTGTAGTTCATACAAAAACCAATAACTACACCTACCAATGCAATACAGAAGAGGCTCGCGACAAATATATCTTACTGGAAAAGAATAGATCAGAAGTAGAATCTATTAGAGTTGGTTGGAAATATGTTTATAGAAAATAAGATGTAGCACGGAATGCCCTCGTAGCTGAGATGGTTTAGCTCCGTCCTCTTAAGTCGGAGACGCGCGTTCGAGTCGTGCCGGGGGTACATGAAGACTCATATAAATGGTAATGGGTTGTACGGTCTTTCATATGAAGTACAAGAGCGCGGTGAATGGGTTAAATATAAACATTGGTTTTTAAACCCAGTAGACCGAGACATCGCTTTTATAAAAGAAAAGCGACGATCTTATATTCGTAATCTAAGTATTATTAGCAGAGTGGATTAATTAAAATGGCTGAAGCTGAAAAAACAGTAAAGACAATTGCCAGAACAGTATATGAAAACAAAGATGTTGTTATTCTTGAGCTTACTGAAGAAGAAGCAATTTTTCTTAAGGCTTGTATGACTAAAATTGGCGGCGACCCAAAGGGCTTACGTGGAGTCGCAGACTCTATCTCTGATGCCTTGCAGCCAATTGTAGGCGATCGTTACTTTAACAAAGATTCTTGGTTCAGAAATGAATATTACCGAGATGGCAAGCGCTGTGGTTATAGTTTTGATGATGATACATCAGTGGAGAAAAATATTGTTAGGGCCACCTATGACTGGTAAAGTTTAATATATGCCTTCTTGTGGTATCATCGTATTGCCACAAGAAGGAGGGTTGTAATTGACAGACTCAAGCAGCTCTCTGCGTTTGGCTATTAGTGATCTCAAAGATACCATGGTGTATAAATTTGAATTGCTAAAAGACGAATTGCAGGAGGTGAAAAATCTAATGGCAGATTTAAATCAAAGCGTTGCAGATCTACAGGCCGCTGTAACAGCAGTAGCGGATAGAGTAGGACAGCTAACAGGTCCTTTACAGGAAGAAATTGCTAATCTACAAAATACACTACAGGCCGAAAGAGACGCAGCAGCAGCTCTAGCAACTGCTGAAGACGCGGAAGATGTTGGACAAAACCAGGCTCTAGCAGATGCTCAGGCAGCCAGAGATGCAGCATTGGCAAATGCGCAGCAGGCAGCTGACGGTATTAGTGCAGAAGTGCAAAAGTTAAACCAGGTTGCTTCAGCTCCAACAGAAGAGTAAGATAATGGGCGGGTGCCGAAACAGTAATGTCAGGCTCAAAGTAGAATCACACTAGACCGAGTTCACCACCCCACCCAACAAAGTGCTTGACACTCGTGCTCTGACTTGATAGAGTGTCTTAGACATGGCAAGGTGTTTTGCCTGGACCAAACGGGTGTGTGCAACGTGAAGAGTCCGAAGATCTTTAAATCCAGTCTTGACTACACACGCGTTGAGCTGGTAAGATCATACACATGGTGGAGCCTCACTCGAAAGAGTTATGGTTCCAAATCCGGATTCGCCAAGATCTAATAGATGCGGTAAGACGCAGAATAGAGGGTCTTAAAAGTCAAGCAACATGACGGCATCTGTTGCAACGAGGTTATCCGGGCCTCATTGGGGTTGTAGTTCTAATTGGTAAAACCGGAAACTTTTAATTTCTCAGTTCCGAGTTCGAATCTCGGCGGCCCCATATGAGAGCGGTAAAATGAGTAATTGTGAAGGATTTAAAACAGGTACCCAAAGATGTGGAAAGCCTGCGATTGGGGTAATCAGAAAGGGAGGCCGGGAGTGGAAGGTCTGTCCTTCCTGTAGACAAGGATACCCCCTGATTAAGAGATTCTAATGGAGGAATCAAATATGGATCATAGAGGAAAGGGACATCTGGGAGTTGAATTTGTTCATCCTAAAAATGGTCCTACCACACAATGGTTTACAAATGAACGTGTGTGGCTTGAGGCTTATCAAAATTACAGCAGAGACCAAAGATACACAAAGGTAAAGAAAGTTAAAAAGGACTAAGGGTTTCAATTAATGGTGAAAAAATTCAACCGCAAACTTATGCTTGTACGATTTGTAGGATCGCACAGAAACGTAGTTCTCATGGGAAAATAGTCCTTGCCAAGCGATACACGATCTGCTAGGATAGACACAAGAACTTAGGGCCGGAGAGATTTGGTTATCTTATGCGAAAATACCGATTCTCATCACATGTCCTTTCAAGGGTAGGCTTGGCTAGTGTTTTAGGGTGTCATAAGCTGTTGATTGTGCCAGATGCATATGGAATAACACATGAGACTAAGCTCTACTGCATGATCAGGTTCGAATCCTGACGTACCCACTTTTGAGCCGAATTAAATTGGTTATCCAAATTAACTGATAATTAACAAATGCCGATTTATACAACATGCTCAGCTTATACATCATTTAAGGATGAAAATGGGATTTGGGTCTAAGAAAAAAACAATTGAGCCTGAAGGTGCCAAAACAGTTTTTTTCAAAGTAAAAGGAAGCTGTGATAGCTGTGGAAGAAAAAACGTTTATAAATTGAAATTTACTGGGAAACCAGGCGAACGTTATAAGGCAGGGCAAATTCAAAATTGCCAAAACAAAAAATGTCGTGTAGCAGTCATAGTATCAATTGATGTGACTGTTAAATAATTAAAATACGAGCCGATTGAGATCGCTTATCACATTATAATGGTTAATAATAAACAGGGGTTAAGACCCCAATAACGCGATCCCTATCACATGTTCGTATCTTGCGGAGATAGTTTAAGTGTAAAAATATCTCATCTGATCAAGAGAAGATCCTAGTTCGTGACTAGGCCTCCGCTCCAAGCGAGTCGATTTGTATTTCGGTTATCACATTGAAATTGAAAGTTGCAGGTTCGAGTCCTGTCCAGTCCATTCATGGCTGGCTTATGGAAGAAAAACCCGAAATCTAATAACATATTCGCTTATAACTTATATACCTCTAGAAAGGGTCGATTAAAATGGCAAATGCACTACGTAAGGTTTCCGTTCACAAGACTGCACAGAATGTAAAGTCAGATGCGCGCGAAGTAAAGAATGATGCAGGCGGATATTCCTTCATGATTTCAAACGAGGAGGCGTTTGACCGCTTCCTGATTTTAGGAGTCTGCACTGGTACTTATCAAGCAGG